CGAGCGTGCGGTCATCGGCCAGGAGGTCTGTGTTCAGGCGGAGGGAATGGCGCGGGTTGTTCGCCGCCGCGTTGTGCGCGAACGCGCTGAACATCTTGTTCTTGAGGATCTGCGCGTTGGTGAAGTCCTCATACCAAAGAGGATCGAACAGCATCGCCCCGCCGTCAGCAGTGACCACGACGGTTGGCGTGAAGCTGTGGTTGGTGATCTGGTGCAGGCAGACCGTCTTCGTGAAGCCCTTCTGGATGAACTGCACCGTGGCGTTGGCTGTCGGGTCTGTAGTGGAACTCGCTGCATTCAGCAGGTAGTCCACGTAGTAGAGGTGTCCATCGATCAGGCTTCCCACGAAGTTCTGGGTGCGCACGCAGAACCAGCGCCCCGAGGGGGCCAACGGGAAGACCTCATCGAACACGACTGCCGACGCAGTGAGATCGAAGACCCTGACAGTGACCGAGGTGGTGGTGGTGGTCACTGTCCCGTAATGGAACACGCTCACGTTGGTCAGCCCGTCCCAGTCTTCAGCGAAATACTGGAAGGGCATCCGGGGGCCGAACACCGCGCCCTGGAAGGCCACGGTGCCCTCCACCACGTCCCTGGTCCCGATGTAGCTCGCCCAATCCGTGCTGGAGTTGTTCGGGTTGTCGGGAGCCTGGATCACCACGCACTGGAAGTTCTTGAAGCGCGCACCCACGGGGCCGCCGCCAGCATCGTCAGAGTCGATGTTGACGATCGGCTTGATGAGCATGTAGTCGTCGTCGTCGTCGAAGGCGTCCCAAGCCTGGAAGAAATCCGCCGAGTCCGGGTTGAAGCGATCGAACTCGATCTGGATCACCTGCGAGAGATCCCGCTCCTGCGCAGTGACTGTGGAGTGCAGGACCGTCGTGGACGCCCCCCGCTTCGTAGGAGCACTGAACCCTGTCGGCGAGAAACCGAAGTCCGTTAGGCCGATGACCGTGCCGCTGTTGGGCAGGCTGAACTTCTCAGGGTTGGCCAGCGAGCTGGTCGGAGAGGCAACCTGGACCCCGAGCCTCCCCTGGAAGAACGTCCCGCCACCCAGATGCCCGGTGTTCAGAACGAAGATGACCTTGCGCACCGCGCTGAAGCGCGAGGGGGCGATGCTCGTGTTGACGTTGTTCTGGAACCCCGCAATGAAAGGCGAGACCGCAGTGGTGCTGGAGTTCATCCCTCCCTGCAAGCCGCGGTTGGTGCCCGTGTTCAGAACCTTCGGGTAGCGCAACGCCATCAGATCGGCCCCCCATCAACAACGTCGATCCCGTTGAACTGCTGCAACCCGTTGCGGTAGCCAATGCCGATGCCAGTGATCTGGCCCAGGTCAGCATCCTGGATGGCGGTCAGGCCCGTGGCGACCTGGAGGACGGGGGTGCCCCCAGTCGGGAACACCTGCACGCGCGGGATGAAGCTGTTCGTGGCCGCATCCCTGGCATACTCCATGGTGAAGAACCCGGTGCGCTGGCCCGTGAGGTTCTCATTCAGGATCTCCGAGACGGACCTGGCAGCGTCAATATGGAAGACCTGCACCCGGTAGATCCCCCGGTTGTCGAAGGTCAGCTCGCCCTGGAGGTAGGCTCCCGCGCTGAGGTCCCCGTTGCCCTTGATGACGATGGCCTTGTGCTGCTCGCTGGCGGCATCCTCGAAGGCGTATTCGATGCGGATCTGATAGCTCTTGTTCGACGCCTCCTTGAACCAACGCATGATGTCCGCGTTGGGGAGCCGGGCACCAGGGAAGGCCGGAAGCCCAGCGCGCTGCACCATCTCATCGTTGCTGGTCTCGTAGTCTCCGGTGTTGTTCCAGTTCTCCGTGTTGATGACCAGCTCGGAGAAGCTGTCGAACGGGTAGGCATCCGACTGCGTGAAGACCGGGATCTCGAACGGCTGGCGGATGAAGATGCCAGCCTCATCCGCCACGATCAGCCACTCGCGCCCGCAGTCGTCCGTGTATTTGAAGAGCCCGCAGACCACCCCGTTGAAGCGCTCATTGAGCCCGCGCACGATGCCCTTGCGCTTCTCCAGGGTGTCGGCCTCGTTGATGATCTGGTTCTTCGAGCCGTCCTCAAGCTGCCCGGTGCCGTTGTCCAGGCGGCCACCACGGGTGTTCAGGCCGGGCCACGGCTGGCCCTGCGGGCGCAGAGGAGTTCCTGACCACTGGGTCATTAGAAGGCCAGCAGCGATTCAAGCTGCGTGCTGCGGAGGATGGGGATGCGGGAAACCACGTTGGGCTGGAAGAGATCGGCTGCCGAGATCATCTTGGTCTGGGTGCTGCCCACCTTCCTGTTGTTGTCCCGGCGGAGATCCTTGAGCTTCGTCGCGTAGACCGCCGCCATGGTCTGCATGTTGTTCGCGTCGGTGTCGAGCAGCATCGCGTGCGCTGCGGCCCCGTAGATCAGCACGTCCATGTGCTGCTGGGGCACGAAGGGAATCTCGATGTCAGGCTCCAGTGGCCTGAGCTGGCGCGCGTAGTATTCGATGGTGAGGAAGGGGGCCGCCGGAGGTTGAGAGCGGGGGTTCGTCGTAATCGACTCGATGCGGGGCGTCGGGAACAACTGGATCCGAGGCCGGTTGTTCGGCCCAGGCTCCGTCTGCGTGTAGATGACCGGGCGGCCAGTGGTGCTGCCCGTCAGGCCCGCCAGGCGCTCGCGGAACTCCAGGTTGTTGATCTCCCGCAGCGGGATGTTGTTCCAGTTGCCAGGCCGGATGATGTCCACGACCCCGGTGTCTTCCGGCAGCTCGTAGATGTTGACGCCATCTCGAAGGTGGATGTCCGACGTGCGGCGCAGCCAGTTGTAGTAGCCCTCCTTGCGGATCAGGTCAGCCTCGGCCTCCAGCACGAACTGGAGGTAGGTCTCGAACTTCGTGGCCGCCGCCGTGGTCGCGTTGTATTTGGCGTCCCCGTTCTTCTCCACCAGGAGGATGCAGCGGTCAGTGACTCGGCTGTAGGTGAAGAAGGATCCAGGAGTGACCCGGACCGGCTTGCGCACATCCAGGAAGGTCTCGACCGCGAAGATGCCACAACGAAGGAGCGCCAACCCGGACAGGCCGAAAGGGGACGAGCCCACCGGCTGGTTGACCAGGGTGGCGCTCAAGAACTCGAAGCCAGGGAGCCCCACCACACCCCAGAGCGGATCCACCGTGTCGGTGAACTCCGCCTTGACGGTGTTCAGGTTGCGGTCGTTGAGGTAGACCTCCAGGATCACCTCGTTGTCCGCGCGCCTGACGCGCAGGCGCATGTCCTGCCAGAAGCCCTTGTAGGGCAGTGGATCGACACCAGACACGTAGCCAGTGGCGTCGAAGTCCGGGTCTACGTTCAGGTCATCAAAGTCTAGAGTGGTCTGGAGGAGGACGGTGGCCCCATCCACTTCCAGGGAGGGAGGTCGAGCGATGTCTGGGGCTCGCTTCCTGGGCTGGTATTTGATGAGCTTGAGGATCGGCGCGGTATCGTCCAGCGGGAAGGTAATCCGAGCCCCATATCCCTGGTCGAAGCAAAGAGGCTCCTCCGCCACACCCAGGTCGAAGAGGAGCGGGTCTTTCGACATCCGCGCCATAAGCGTGAAAGATGGCGCAGTGGTGACCGCAGTATCACCGCCAGACGGTTCCGTGTCATCGTGTGCCCATGTGCCTCGGACAACATAGTCCGGGCTGTCCATGCTATCAGAAGTGTAGAAGACCTGCGTCTTCAGGGCCGTGGTTCCGGGCCCGAAGAGGGGAGACAGCCCGCTCTCGATCTCCGCCACGTCGATGGGCACGACGGCCTCATCGGTGATCTGGACCCCTCCGCAGGGGACCGTGTAATCGGTGCCGATGCCGCCGTCTGCGCGGTCGAACTTGTCCTGGAATCTAGAGGTCATGGATCCACCTCGCAGCTCCTGTGCCTGCGGAGATTTGAGGGATCGTTCCAGTAGTCCTCATCTCCGGTCTCTCTGATCTTGCCGTGGTAAAGGTCCGCAGGAACCGAATGACTCATGCGGAAGTCCTTGCCGGATCCAGCCTCGCGCACGAGCTTGCGCCTGTGCTGGATGTGTTTCTCGAAGCCGCGCTCCTTGTTGGCCTCGCTCTGGAAGTCCACGACATCCAACACCCGCTTGTCTTCGGGGATGTGATCGTGGTCGCGGCATGCAGCGGTGTTGCACTGCGGGAACTGCCCCGACTCCAGGATCTCCTTGATGCCGTCTCTCTTTGGCTTCATGGCTTACCTACCAGGCGCGCACGGCGTTTGTAGCTCCTGCACCCTCTTCACCCCGCGCCCTTGCTGACGATGTATTTGATCGACTTCCATTTGCAGAGGGTGCAGCGGGTGGTCTGTTGAGGACCAACCCGCTGCACCACTGCTGGCGCACCACATTTTCGGCATGTGCGCCTCACCTCACTATGGGCAGCCGAAGACGCCCGTGCACAGACCCTCGATGAAGCCGATGGCGTTGGGGGCGAGAACCTCAAGGGTTCCTTCCCACTCCACCATGCCCTTGGTCGAGGAGCCGACCTTCGCCAGCTCGACGGCCAGGACTGGCCTCAACACCGCGATGCGGACCTTGTTGGCCTCCGCAGTTGCGATGTGATCGGTTGCCTGGTAGCGGTGGAGATAAATCTTCTGAGTCCCGAAGTCGGACTGGTAGAAGTCCACCGTGTTGATGACGGTCCGCTCGTTGACCGGGATGTTGTAGCGAACATTGCTGTTCGGGTTCAACGTCAGGTTTGAGAGCGAACGCTTCTGCTCGGCATTGCACCAGAGAGTGTCCGTCATCGCGCCCTTGTCCCACATCGCCTGAAGGTGCGCGTTGAGCACACATTCGTCGATGCAGGAGTCGGGAGAGCTGCCGGTCACCGTGGTCACCGTCCCCATCTCGTTTTCGGCGAGACCGAGGGTGGTCACACACGTCGGGTCATCCGCCGCCGCAAAGGCGTCGAAGCCGTCCATTTTCCGCGGGACCACGCCCACCGAGTTTCCCTGAGCCGTCTGGAACTGGCGGATCGAGTGCACAAGTGCGAACTCGATGAACCGCGCAAGCTCCATCGTGGCCTTGCGAAGCTGGTAGACGTATTCGTCGCGGAGCCCAGCAGTATTGATGTCTCGCTGGGTGTCAGACACATCGAACGTGCGGCGCAGAATGTGCGTCAGGTTGCAGAGTCGCTTCCTGGGCACGAGAGGATCGAACGTAGCGTCCGAACCCTCCGCCACCGCTTGCACGTCGGCGTTGCCGACATCCGGGTCGCCGAAGTCGGCGAGGATGTCAACGAGCCACTCGTGGACGATGTTGTTGGCGGGAACTTTCTCGAAGCCCGACAGATACAGCGTATCCATCGGCGAGATGTTGGTGATGATGTCGAGCAGGTCTTCCCGGTTTCCGGTGCCGACATCGAAGGAGTTCAGGACTCCTAGAGAACCTACAAACGGCATGCTAGCCTCAGCGCGTTGGCGCAGGGCCAGCCAATCCTCGCTACCTTCGGTGCGCTCCGGGGAGTTTGTCCCCCAACCTGTCCGCGAGATTCTTCTCTAGAAGGCGGTATCCAGTCCTTTGTTCCGCAGGATCAGCGGAAGCGATCTGCTTTTTCCAAAGCAAGCTCTCTTCGCGTATCTCCTGCTCAGGGTCGGACTGTGGCTCCGCTACGTATCGCGTGTTGGCTGGTGCGGTTCCTCCAGGAGCGAGGACGGGTGGCACTGCTGAGTGCGCGACCGCCCCCCGGACAACCAGCTCTTCCGGCTCCGCGATAGCCTTGTAGGCTTGCTCGATTGGCACCTCGGGATACTTCCCCCTGAACATTTCGATCTGGGGTCCGTGGATTTGGACATCGAAGCGGGGGTATTTGTTCGCAAGGCTCATCAGCTCCGTGTGGATCCGGTTCGCCTCCAACCCCTGCATTTGGGGCTGAATCGTTTGCAGGATGTCCTGCTTGAACTGCGAAAAATACTCCTGCATCCGAGCGTCCTGCATCACCTGCATCCGCGTCTCAGGGTCCAGGTTCTCCAGGTTGGCCTGGAGCATCTGCTGGTGCTGCTGTTGAAGAGCCTTCAGCGCCTCCTGGGTTTGAGCCAGGGTGGCACCGTTTTCCTTCGCCAGAGCGACAGCAGCCTGCCGTTCCTGATCCGCCATCCGCAGATCCGCGGTGAGTTTCGAGAAGCGTTCGTTAGCTCGCTGAGAGAAGTCCTGGCCACCGGGTTCTTGCGGTGGTTGGCCTTGCATGGGAAGCGGAGGTGCCTGAGATCCGTCTATCGCCTGCTCGATGGTTCCCGCTGGTGGCTGCTGACCGACGACCTGCTGCTGCGTTGGCTGGCCCTGCATTTGCATTGGGGCCGCAGCACGCTGCGCTTCGATGGCTTGCCGAGCGTAGGAACCTTCGGGCGGTAGGGGAGCTGGCGGCTTCCCGTCCGGTCCAACCTGAACTGGCCTAGAAGGCAAGTTCAGCCCCTGCTCTTGGTTCAGTTGAGCCTTGAGCTGGAGCGCCGCGTTGTCGGCCCGCGGTTCAAACTGTGAAGGATTCTGTCCTTGTTCAGTCATGATGTTTTTCCGGTGTGCACGACTTCACCAACTTCAGTGCTTCTGTTGCCGCCCCGAACCGGCTGCGGAGGAATGGTGGGCGGCCCTTTTGAGCGGCCTGCCCAGGCTCTCACTCGGGAGACCAACCGCGGATGTTGCCGCCCTGGTCCTTGCTGATTCCCTGCCAATCGTTGTTCATGCTGGTGGCCGAATGCCGCGAGCGCGTCCGGGACAGCATGGCGTCCATCGTGGTGTTGAACTGACTGTTCCTGCACAGGGGGGTGTATTGCTTCCCAGTCTTGGGCTTGCTGGCCCCACCGCTGTTGTTGCCGCTGTAGCCTTTCATCTCATGTCTCCTACTGTCTGGGGTTTCATCTTGCCGTCTGGTTGGATGACCTGCTCTGCCTTGGCCTGCACCACCTCAAGCTGCTGAGACAGGCTTTCGATGTTGTGCTCCGTCCTCCGCATCAACGCCAGGATGGAGCCGAACGCCTGGCAGCGGCCTTGAAGGATTCGTAGCTGGTCTCCGTCGCCTTTGCAACCGACCATCTCTGTCTGGGCATACTGGCGGAGGTCTTCCACCGCCTGCTCGAACTGCTGGTAGCCCGGGGCGTTCTTGATCGTCAGCAGGCGCTGGCCCAGGTTGATGACCCTGGTCAGCCGGTCGATCTCCCCGGAGAACTGCTTGCGGATCTTCTCCTCGGTCTCCGCGACCTGCTCCCACTGCCCGCGCTCCACATGGCCCATGTGGGTCGGGTCTGGGGGGTGAAGGAAGCGCTCCTTCGGCCTGGGCTTCTCCTCCGGCCCAGCCAGGTCGTAGCCTAGATCCATTCCGGTCATTGTGCTCCGAGGTTAGGTGCTCCCGCCATCGCGGTGGACTGCTCTTCCGCGCCCTGCTGCTCTCCGCGGTCGAACTCGTTGGATCGCTGGTTCGGGCTCCCAGGCTCCTGCCCAGGCCCGCCCGCGCCCGCGATCGGTGATCCTGCGCCGTTCTGCTGGCCCTGGCCCATCATGGACTGCATCTGGGCCATCTCCATCATCATCTTCTCCTGCTGCTCGGCGACCAGGGCGATCTTGTGCTGGTGCTCCATGATGTGAGCCTGCACCTGGGCGGCCACCTTGGCGCTCTTCTGGGCCAGGAGGGCGAAGCGATCGCTCCCCACCTCCTGCATGTGCAGCATGACGTGGCGCATGTCGTTGTCGTCCGCGCGCCGCTTCGGCACCTGGCCGTGATACCAGGACTCGTGCTCTTCCAGGGCCGTCATCAGGCCGCCCTGCTCGTGCGGGACGCCGATGAACTCATCGACGTTGCGGATGTCGAAGCCGTATTCCAGGATCATGGCCAGGAGCTGCGGCATCTTGACCGCCGTGGGGCCATACATCTGGTTGATGATCGGCCCGCGATCCAGGATGTTCACAAGCTGCTGCACCTGGGTCTGCTTCGTGGTCAAGCGGTGGCTCGCCAGCGGCTGCACCAGGAACCGGCCCAGGATGTCCTCTGGGGCGATCGAGAAGCGGTCCTGATACATGAGCCCCATGGGGCCGATCTCGCGGATCACCTTGTCGTAGGAGCAGAACTGCTGGTTGTTCCAGGTCATCTGGTTCAGCATCGGAACCGCGATCTGGCGCTCGTAGTTCTCGACCATCCCCACCAGCCGGGTGTTGGCCTCATCGATCTCGCTGGTGTGCTGGGTCGCAGTCTTGCCCTTCGAGAAGGGGTCCTGCGCGCCCATCTGCGGGCTGGTCGTGCCGTTGGTCTCCCGGATGTCCTTGGTCAGCACGTTCTCCGCCTTGAGGGCGGCATCGCTGACCTGGGGCACGTGCAACGGGGCAATGCTGTTCTGCACATCGGGCACCCGGAGACACAGGCCGGGCTGGAGGATCAACTGACCATCGGGAACGTTCGCCTCGTCCGAGATCAGCCACATGGGATTGGCTTCGAGTTGTGCCGAAGCCATCAGGAGGTTCCGCTTGAGGTCTTTCTCCTGGCTCATGCGGGCGATCATCTCGATCATCCCGATGCCGTAGAACTCCTGGTGGAGCTGGATGGGCCGCCAGCTCTGGTAGGGCTTCTTCTGGTGCCAGAACGGGTTCACAGTGACCCGGGGGATCACCTGCATGCTGTCCGGCTCGATCATCACCACGTTGCAGATGCGCGTGGTGTAGTTGCCGCGATCGTTCTTGATGACCAGAGGGCCCCACCAATCGATGACCGTGTAGTGGGGGATGTGAGGCGACCAGCTCGCCTCCCGGGGATCGAAGACGCCGTAGCTGTAGCTCTTCCGCTCCTTGAACTCGTCCCCGAAGGAGAAGTCATTCTTGCCAGCGGCAGACTCCAGCTTCTCCAGGTTGATCCAGTGGCCCATCTCCCCCATCCGCTTGCACTCGAAGTCGGCCCAGGCAGACCGATCGGCGCACCACTCCGCATCGTCAACGCTGGTGCTGTTCGGGGAGGTGTAGTAGTCGAAGATGCTGACCTGCTTCATGGCGTTGCCGTCGAAGGTCAGCTCATCCTGGACGATCTCGCCCAGGCGCAGGCGCGTAGCCCCCGGAAAGTCAGGGTCAGGCTCGCGCTGCGCCGTGCGGTGGCGCATCTCGCCGATCTCCTGCTTCCAGTAGGTCTTCTGGATCGCGGTGCCGTAGATCAGCCCGTCGCGCACGAGGCGGGAGGTCTCATCCAGGAAGTCCATCTCCCGGAGCTGGTGCCGACACAGGGCCTCCTGCATCTTCGCGCCGTGGTCGTCCTGGTCGCGGACGCCATACATCTTATACCAGCGCTCGTTGGGGAAGAGCGTGCGCATCAGGCGCGGGTGCACGGTCTCCACAGCCTTGAACGGCTCGGGGCTGTGCATCTGCGGTCGCCCGTAGCTGAACTGCACCAGCGTCTCCCCACGGTAGAGCCGATACATGATGAGCCACTTGTTCCGCAGGAACTCCATGACGTTGTAAACGTCCTTGAGACTGCCGAGCACTGCGGACCTGGCCTGCTGAACAACGAATGGATCATCCGCCAGGTTGGGGTAGCCCACCGACTCCTCGTAGAGCCGCGCGGTCTGTTCAACGTTCGTCCCGTCAGTGAAGTCCTCCGTCAGCTCGTAGGGCTTCTTGATGGGTTCGGTGTTGGGCCGACGTTGGTATTTGCCCATGCCGCGATCGGCAGCACCGTAGGATTCCACCCGCGTCGTGGGCGGGTTGGTCGTGTTCCCGAGAAGGAGCCGGTCCCCCATGACCTACCTCAGAGTTTCTTGCCGGTCGCGTAGGACTGGCCGGTGGACTTCTGGCAAACCGCGTAAGCGTTCACGCCCTTCTTACCCTTCAGCTTCTGAACGCATCGGTGCACGCGCGTCCCCTCCGGGTTCGTTGACATCTGGGTGAACGGGTCCAGGACCATCTGGTCGAAGTCGCTCGACCGCTTCATCAACCCCTCTGTCCGGGTCTGGGTCTGGTTGTCCCGAGCCGCCGCCGCCCTCCGCAGATCCATCTCCGCGTAGTGGGCGTAATCTTGTTTCGCCATCGAACCCCTCCGTTGGGAAGACCTCGTAGATCGGACCTGACCACCCAGGCATGAGCCGAACGCGCCCAGGATAGCTCGCCTGATACCACCGAAGCCAGGCCATAGGCACTTCCCCGTCGTAGCGGGAAGTCTTCCCGTGGATCGGGTTGGTGCGCCCAAAGTGATACCCCAGCCCGTTTTGCAGCGTAAACCCCATCGCGTAGATGGGGTCGAAACCCATCAGATGGGCGGTCTGAATCATGTAGCAGAGGGAGTTCCCGCCCGGGTGGTAGAGGTCCGTGAGCTTCTCGGGCATCCAGTTCGGCTCCATGCCCGCCCGATAGGTGCCGTTCGGCAGGCGCACTCCACGGCCCCTCCGCTTGATCTCGATCTCGCACAGTTTGCGCGGTCCGGTGCCCACCATCTTGAGCAGCTTGTTGTGCGTCGTGCTGTAGACCCCGCCTCCGAAGATGTGCTTGCTGACTACGCAAGCCATGGACTCGGGACATCGAGAGAGGTTGCCTCTTTCACTGAGCCAGACCCCCCGATCAACGACATGCCATATGCTGGGGACCAGCGCTCTGAGGGTCCAGTTGGAGCCGATGAGGAACTGCCCTCGTGCTGAGTGAAGTCCTGCTGACTCAACCAGCCCTCCGGCTCCCCCAATAAGGAAACAAGGCTGTCCTTGCCCTGCTCCAGCAAGCCAACCCGGATCAGAACCTCTGCCGCGCGGTGCCGGTAGCTGTGCCGTCTCGAAATCAGGTAGTTGCATGCGCGTCCGATCTCCTCGGCTTCGTCGGTGTGGTCAAGGTAGTAATGGACAAGCTCCAGGAAGTGTTCAGGGCCACGTGCTCGCGGAGCCATCGGGAACAGGCGTTGCAGTTCGGAGCGTGAGTCGTCAGAAACCACGAGAGTCCCGCACGCGGCCATCTCAAAGAATCGCGGGCACAGGTGAGAGGCAGGGATGTTCCCATCATTCCAGAAGCCAGTGCCGTCATGCGTTGGTGGCCTGCTCACGAGCTGCAACCCCTTCGGCACCGGCTTGTTGTTGTGGTTGCGCGCGACGATCCGCCGCTTGTAGCAGTCCATGGTGATGCCCGGATCCCTGTGCACGTTCAGGCCGACGTGGCAGTCGCCGTAGATCGCCGGGTGCTGATCCAACGGCACCCACTTCGGGTGCCCCTTGCCGACAGCCACGCGCCCCTGCGGCCAGAACCGGATGTCCGCTCCCAGCATCCTCTCCACGGGCTTGAAGAAGGCCGGGCGCGGGACCAGGCCCGCGTTGCCCAGGAAGAACGCGCCGCCCTTCCTCCGCTTGCTGTAGGGCACCAGCTTGAAGTGGTCCGTGTTGACACCCGGCGGAAGGTAGTGGACCTGCCGACCTCGGCCATCCCGGGACATCCGGTGGATCTCGATGGTCTTGGGATCCATCGTGAAGACGTGCTTGAACCGCGGGGAATAGATCGCGGTCTCTCCGATCTCGTAGGGCTCATCGCACAGGTAGACCGCCGTCTGGATGCCCAGGCGGTGTAGCTCCATCAGGAACCCAGGGTGGCTGGTCCCCCGCCCGTGATGGCAGAACACCAGGTCCGGCTTCCAGGACGCCACGTTCTTGCCCATCATCTTCGGGAAGCCCTTCGCACTCCCCGAGCTGTAGGGGCTCGCCCTAGTCATGCCGAACCGCCGCAGGGCGCTGACATCGAAGACCTGGACCTCGCAGTCCAGACCTCTGAAGCCCCACACCCATCCGTCTCGGTAGTCGTCGCTGTAGATCAGCCCCGAGTCATCGGCGATGGCGATCCTAAGCGGGTTTGAGTGACCCAGCCTCCTGGCCAGCATGTGCGTCTCCGTAGCGGACAGATGAAGCGACCCACCTCGTGCCCCCGAGAGCGAGGGCGCGCTGGGAGAACTCTCGCCAATAGTCCGCCTCGTCTAACGGACCACCGCCCAGCACGTTCCTCACCGCATTCAGGGAAGTGAGAAAGAACGGGGACACGGGATGAGTCTTGTGATCGAGCTTGATGGGGGGCATCGTGCTGGACGCCGTGTTCGGGACATCGGCGGCCACCATCATGCAGTGCGGGTCTTTGGTGAAGACCACCTGCATCTTGCCGAACCACTTCGGATCGTTGATCCAGACGTGCGGGGGCACCACGGCGATCCACTGGTTGCGGGCGAACTGCAACATCGCCGAGAGCGTGCGGGGGATCCCGTGCACGCCTTCGTTCTGTTCGAGCGCCCACTCCGCCAGCGATGGCATGTAGCGGCGCAGGAGAGCTACATCCTCCTGGGTGCCGCCGTCAACACAGACCACCGTGCGGTGAGGAACATCCACGTCCCTCAGCACGTTGTTGATCGCGCCCTCGAACCAAACCTTGTCGTCGTCGTGAAACTCGCTGACCGCCAGGGGGATGTCATCCACCGGGATCGGCATCAATATGTCCAACACGTGCTAGCTCCTCTTGTTGTCTCGTGCCCTCGCGGGCGATGTGGGTCATGTTGCAGACCCGAGAGCAATACACCAGGTAGGTGCGCCCGTCTCGGGCCGCCGCGCGCACGGGGCCTGCTGGGACCACGACAGTCCTAGAGCAGCCATGACACGGAATCGGAATCGTGTCCGGGGTTGGCTCCCTCATTGTTCACTCCTGGAACTGGTTGTGGCGGATGGCCCGCCGGAAGGATCAGGCCGCCCTGTGTCTGCTGCACGGGCTGCTGTTGCTGCGGGTAGGCTTGCTGCGGCGGGGCCTGGCCGAGCTGCTGCTGTGCAGGATCAGCCGCCCTGGAGAGCTGCGCAAACATGTCGTTGTCGGGCGTGTGCAACTGCTGCTGCACAGCCTGCTGCTGCGGGATCGGGATGTCTGCTGGCCGATCCATGATGCGCGGGTCGGCCTGCATCACCTCTTGCGGCGAGCGCGCCGGAAGCGCATAGCCCTGCACGTTCTGATCGCCAGGCATCGCATTCTGCTGCGGACCGTTTGAACCGCCAAGCTGCTTGATGCCGCGATCGACGAAAGCCTGGACTCCCTCCATGATCTGAAGGATCCACGGGTGTTGGCCATACCTACCGACTAGGACTTGTCCAACTGCGTTTGCTGCTGCGCGGGCCTCGTCCAGATAGACTGGTTTCGGGATCTGTTGGCGCCTGCCCCGGCGTCCGATTTGGAACTCCGCCATATGTCTTGTCCTTGGGATTGGTGCTCCGACCTGACCATTTCGCGGGCAGGATAACCCAGGTCAGGGTTGTATTTCCCATCGATCATCGTGGGCGTGTGAACCCTGATGACGTTTGACCGCCAACCTGCTGGCGGCTGGGGGCAATAGAGTTTGCCATCCTTGTCTCTCTTGTCGATGTCGCTGATCGCGTCAGGGATGTCGTCGTGGTCGCTGTAGGGCCACTCCGTCATCTCGTCGATCATCGGCTTCCACTTCCGAAGGTGCTGTGATCTCAGCTCCTGGCTGAAATACATCTCCCCGCGTCGGAACTTCGGCTCCGAGTTCTCGATGCGGATGTCCTTGATCTCCTGGTTCCGCCCCTCGATGGGGATGAACTTCGGATGGATGAAGGTCTCGCGCCGAATCTCCTGGAAGAGATTCTGCAACAGCTCCGTGTGCGTTGTCTTCTCCACCACCACCCCCTTCATGTTGAGGTGGTTGTAGCGATTCCATAGATCGCAAACGATGCGAACGCTATCAGAGGGCTTCCATCGACCCACGTAGAAGTCGCGCACGTATGCGTATCTGTTGGTGTCGAGGCTGACGACCCAGAAGCACGAGCGATCCGCCTTGCCCTTCTTCTTCTCCTCCGCCGTGAAAGCGAAGTCCGTGAAGATGTAGGTCCACACCGCGCTCGGGATGTCGTCCTCCTTGATGACATGGAAATACTCAGGCTTGAAGATTTGCTGCTCCGCCGCCTGCGGCCTGTTCAGGTAGAAGCAGGCGAATAGACGGGGCGGCATGAACGCCTTTTGAGATGAAACGAATGCGCGCGTTAGCCGCCCCGGGAAGAACAGCCTCTCTCCGCGGTTGACATCGGGTTCTTCCGAAACCGGGTCTGACCAGGCGTGGACGCTGAACTCGAATAGTGCCCGCATCGCGGGGTTCTTCTGAATGCGGCAGTAGATGTCGGCGTAGTGGTGGAGAGTGCCGATCACCAGGAGCTTGCACCCCGGATCGAGCTGCGCCAGTGTTTCGCCGAACCAGAACCACAGCTTCTCAATGCCTTCGGTGGTCACCGTGTTCTTCTGGGAGCACACGTCATCCATGATGACCAGATCCCAGTGCATTCCGGTGCGAACCTCACCGACACCAGTGGCCTGGAGGGTGGGCTCCTTGATCTCCGTGCGCGTGCGCAACGCGCTCTTGAACGATCCGGTGCCGGGCTTCCACTTCGCCCCCTTGTGGATACCGAACCGCTCCCGATACCACTCGGAGTCGATGATCTCCATCGCCTTCTCGACGAACTCCTGAGCCTGCTTCGCAGTCTCGGAGCACACCAGGATGCGGATGTTGGGATCCTTGGCGATCAGCCAGGCGCACATCCCGATGTCGAAGACGCTGCTCTTGAAGGCCCCGCGAGGCCACAGCACCATCTTGTATTTGTAGAGCAGCCGGTCGGGGGCCTCGGGGTCAGGCCGCCCGTTCCAGTTCAAGATGTGCGTGGCGTGGTTCCCGTGCGGATCCCACTGCGCGTCAGGCGCAGCCCCGGAGTCCTTTACGAAGTCAAGAAACCCTTCGTCGGACAGGTAGAACTCGCGCTCTCTCTTGATCCGCTCGTTGCGGATGTCGGAGATTGCTAGAGAACTCTCTCCCACGGAAACCGGATCAACTTCTGCTTGTTGGCTGCCGCCCATTTGGCCCACCCAAACTTCCTCGCCCAGCCCATCTTCTTGATGTGCATGCTCCGGTTGTGCGCGACCGATCTGTCGAGTGTGTTCACCGTTGCATCCTCGATGTCCCTGGGCCTGTAGTAGCGAACCCAGAGGTCGGTCCGCTTCAGGAACTTCATCTTGAACCCGGTCAGGGTATGCAAGAACTGCACGTCTGACCAGCCTTTGTGTCCGGCGTAGTCCTCATCGTAGCCCCCGACCCGCATGAAATCGGCCCGGTGGATCAGGTAGATGTTCGGGGAGCTGTTGTCCAGAACGTCGTTGGTGTAGCGGAGTAGCAGCTTGACCAGGTTCCCCTGCCGCAGCTTCGGCATGAACGCCAGCAGCCGCTTGGCCACCTTGGGCTCCACCACCATGTCCGGGTCCAGCATCAGGACCCAGGGGGCCTTGGCCTCCTGGACGCCCAGGTTCCTGGCCCCCATCTGGTTCCACTCGATCTGCTTGGTCACCCGCAGGAGCTGGCAGCTCATCATGGCCTGGATGTCGTGGGGGATGACCACCGGAGGATCCCCGTGGTCGTCCACGAGGACCAGCTCGATGGCGTCCAGGAGAGCGTCGTCGTAGGAGCGCAGGGTCTCCCACCACTTCTCCAGCATCAACGGCTGCCCGTAGACAGCGATGACGAAGCTAAGGGTAGCAGACACGTTGGAAGACGTAGGAGCCGATGTCTTCTCGCCCCACCAGCTCTTCCAAGCGTCTGGCTTCGATCAAGGCGAACCCCTGCTCCGCCATGAACCGGCAGAGCCCCTTCTCGGTGAAATACCACAGGTGCTCGGGCATCTTCAGGTGCTTGCTGTGCAGGCAGTGCTCCGCGTCTTTGTAGATCGGCGTGGAGATGAACGCGAACTGCTCGCACTTCTTCAGGAACGTCGGGGGATCGATCATGTGCTCCATGGAATCCCAGAACGTCATGGCCGCAATGGGCTCCCGGTCCCACTGCTTGTCGCGCTCAGTGAGCCAGTTGTTCGCGTGCGGGTTGATGTCGAACCCTTTGCAGTCCATGGCCTCGACGAACGCGCCGCCGCCTATCCCGAAATCACAGAGGCCAGTCCGTAGCTTTAGGTGGCCCTTCACCAGACCCGCCCTGATCTGCGTCAGGATCTTCCCCACTGGGGTCTCCTGCTTCTGGCGGAACTCCTCCCAGTAGTCCTTCTCGTAGAGGAACTTCTCCTCCCCCTCCGCTTTCCCGTAGCCCCTCTGTGGATACCAGACCAGTTCCATCGTCAACCGCCTCTGTCAAAACCAATGGTTCGGGGTGCCTGTTCAGAGGCGGCAACGTGAAGACCTGCACCAGCCGGTGTCCGTTCTCCGCGATGACGCGCTCTACGTGATCCAGAGTGACCGCCGTGTGAGGGAACCCATGGCCTGGGTCCATCTTGTCCACGTGGTGCATGTAGATCGAGGTGAGGGTGCGCCTGCCCGACTGCAACACACGCGCATATCGCTCATCCCACTCTGCCAGGGCGAAGTGTTTCAGGCAGGAGAATGCCAGGGCCATGTCCACCCGCTCCATGACGTGGAAGTCGCGCACGTCGCGGTTCTGGAACTTCCGCGTGGGGTTCTTCGCCCGCGCCAGATCGATGCACCCAGCGTTGGCATCGATGCCCTCGTAGTCCACATCGAGCGGTAAGCCGAGGGGGATCCATCCTGTGCCGCAGCAGAACTCCACCACGGTCTTGGGATCCTTCTCCATGATCGCGTCGATCAGTTCGGAGCGGTCCATCTTGGCCCAGTCCAGTTCGGTTTGAGCCAGCATGGCTGGCGTGAGGAACGCGCTGTAGTCAGGGTCTGGCATACCACTTCCCATTCTCGTCTCTGATCTCGGTGATCTTTCCTTGCACGATCAGCGGGAACTCCTGCGTGAAGCCCCAGAGGCTCAGGATCCTCGCCGCCGCGCCCTTCCATAGCAAGCATTCGTAGGAGACCAGGCAGAACGTGTAGTCCCCGCTCAGGATCGCCTTGAAGGCTGCCCGGTAATCCAGGTCGTAGCGCTCCATCCCCTCGTTGATCGACCTGTTGGCAGCCTTCGCACGCGAGCGCCGCTGCACCCAGGGATCCCGGACCATGACGATGATCTCGATGTCGTAGTCCTGCTCGTCGAAGTATGTCAGCCACCGATCGATGTCGGCCATCAGGTGGGCGACAACCACCACATCCCGATCTTCTGGCAGATCACCCGGCTGCGGTTGGCGGTCGCTCGGCTTCCCCCACACTCCCGCCGAGACCAAGAGGCCCGTCATGAGCCGATTCCCGCTGTGCTCCGCCCCGGTGACTAGGAACGCTCTTCGCATTGATTCTCTCCATGATGAAGTCCACGAGGTCCGGCTTCCTGATGTCCAACGCCCGATAGGTGCAGTCGGCCAGCTTGTTGGGGCTCACCCAGTTGGTGGCGAAATGCGCGTGCCACTGCTGCATGTCCCAGAGCATGAAGGTGGGGCAGTTGAGGTGTTGAGCGAGCATGCCGTTGCCAGCAGCATGCCCTACGAAGGCTCTCGCTTCCTTCATCAACGCCAGCAACTGCCCCATGGATGTCTTGCCTACCAGGTCCACGTCCCCCGGACCCCTGTGGGCCGACATGAAGGTGTCCCACTCGCGCCCGGTGAGGACCACGGTGTATCTCTCGCGCAGCCGACCCAGCAGGTTCCGAATGTCCTTGGAGGTGAAGCGCTTCAGCCAGCCCTGGTAGAAGCTGTGGCCGAAGAACGACACCATGACGAAGGGCTCGTGGTCCTCGCGGAACTGCCGCGCATACCTCGCATCCTCCAGGTCGAGCTGCATCGGGTAGTCCCAGTTGATGTCCCACCTGGGCACGATCTTCGAGATGTGGGTGCCCCAACCCAGCGGAGCATTGAAGGCCACGAAGAGATCGAAGCCGTTCCAGTTGTCCATGATCCAGGGCTTCCCGTGCACAAACACCTGCTGGCCTACGGCGACGTGTTTCTCGGCGCGGAAGTAGCCGCCCCACTTCACGAACGGGAGCGTGCGCACGTAGCCCTCGCTGCGCTCGGTCTTCTGGTTCTCGGACCACACCCAGACCTCGGGGATCTCTCCCTCGAACTGGTTCTTGATGATGCTCTGCATCTTGAGCATCACCCAGTGAATGTCTCCAGAGCCCGGCGCTACAAGAACTTTTGGCATGCGACCTCCACGTCGTCAGGGTGCGGATCCCACGAATCTTCGGCCTTGGCCTGGTGAACCTGAAACGGATTCCAGAGCTTCTGGAAACGCGGCACGTCCTTGGGGTTCGGCGACCACCACACCACGTTGGTTGCGCACAGCATCGCCAGGGCCATCGGGCCGCTGGACGGGCCGACCATGACCTGGCACCGGCTGACCGCATCGCAGACTTCCTTCAGTGGTTGCCCGCGCATGTCTTCAACACCTTCGAGCGCCCACGAATCCTTGAGGGTGCCAACGGAGATCATGTGCTCCGCGCCGAAGCTCTCGGCGAAGACCTGCCAGTTCACGTAGGCCCAGTTGCGGTGATCGTTCTGCGTGGACTTGCGGGCGTGGATGGCAACCCATCCCTCCTGCTTCTCGCCCGAGCCATACCGCCGGTAGACGCCGCGCTTCCCCAGGTGCGGCGGCCCGTTGTGTGTCCAGTGCGTTTGCAGATCGAACGGCGTGAGCACGCTGTTCTTCCTCGCCTGCTTCACTCCGGGCAGCGCCGCCACCATGCTGTAGAACTGCTCTTTTCGCAGGCGGATCCCATCGAACCAGACGTTCTGGCAATCGATCTTTGTGATCTTGGTGGGGCGCGGGATGGGCACCACCTCGCGGCAGAAGTCCTCGTAGAGATGTTCGTGGCCTTTGAGGC